GTTAGGTTTCCTCCACCACTCAAGCCGGTTCCTGCAATGATGTTTACTTGAGAGTTGGCTACGTTTCCACCAGAAATAGCGGTATTGGTAATCGTACCGCCCGTGATGTTGACGTTTGCAAGAGCCTCTGTGCCATTGCCAATCCCGTTGATGGCATCGACTACTGTGGTGAAGTTGGCATCTAGATTTGCTAAAGGTATTGTTGCACTTGCGTTAGCAAACTGATTGGGGATAGTGATAGGCAGTGCCATCTTAGAACCTCGCTCTTAGTTCATGTTCGTATTGGAACCCATTTATTGTAAATGGGGTAGCAGTAGCTTGAACAGTCATTCCTAGGTATTTTCCGTACATCTTGGCATCTGCCTTGTAAAGGGAGTAGCCAGCGCCAGCAGATACCGTACTTAGCCAAGCTGTAATCTGATTGGCAGAGTTTAACCAATTTATCTGTGTGCCAATGTTGTTGATCCAAATAGTTGTGTTCAAAAACGTAATCGGCGGGGATTGGTCAGACTCTGAGTCTACAAAAGCAGATAAAGCTACAGGCAAATTGCCAAGAGTTGCCTCAATACCTATTTTGAGCGCCTGTTTGTCTCGGATAGGGTCGCCCATAGGCAACAAAGCCGTCTCTATCTGTACCTGCAATGGATTGGTTTCATCCTCATAGAACTGGTAAAAATCTGTGCCAGTAGACCCGTAGAGGTTGAGGAAGCCTTCACTAACCGAAGGAACAACAAAGTAACAGTCTGCAAGCTGGTTTGTAAAGAACCACTTACGCTCAAAGAATGCCGCTTGTATCCAGCGAAAAGTGCCATTGTCGTTGTAGCGGAAGTTGTAGACCGCACACAGAATGTTGTTGACAAGGCACTGCCCACCACTGATTTGACTACTAAAGTCAATTAACGGAAAGATTCCGTCTAGCGGATCACTGATCTTGGTAGTTGTAGCGCCAACCAAGGCATACACTCCGTATCCATTCATAAATAGAACTGAACGAAAGTACGGGAAGATAGCTTGTTTGAGGTTAGAACCTACAGAAGCAGAGACGTTAGTATTGGTAAACAATGTCTCACCAGAGTTAGGGTCTACCCTAACATCCGAAAAGACGTTGATAGAGTCCTCGCCAAACACATACAGGAAGTTGTTAGCGGCAAGGATTCTGGTGATATTGGTACGCAGAGTGGAGTCTGAAATCGTCAAAAACCCTGCGGAAATGCTATAGAAATCGTTGTAGGTGTCAGCAGCCGTATAAAAGACTGTCCGATCACTAGCAATCCATGCTCGACCTGAGAAGGTAGCTATGTCTATACCGTTCTGGTCTAGGATCGTGCAGGTAGCATTGGCGTTAGAGCCAGCACCAGAGATGGTGATGCTAGGCGCAGAGGTGTATCCTGTACCCGCCTCTGTGAGGATGATCTCAGACACCACATTGCCGACTAGGATGACCTCACCAGTGGCCTGTACTCCATTTGCTTGGTTAGGAGCGCCAAAAGTAACTGTAGTGTTTGATGCTAGGTAGCCAGAGCCACCGTCATTGATAGTTATGCTGTTGATTGAGCCAATGTCGTGGAGATCGGTGCCATCCCAAGTCTTATACCCGTTGTTTAAGTCAATGATGAGCGCTCGTTCGTTCCTCCACTGAGTGATTGCCACCCCAGAATTAGAGAAAGTACCGGCATTGGCTATGTTTCCTGTAGCTCCGCTAGTTATGTTGACGTATTGGGCGCTACCGTCATCCCCAAAAGACAGGACGTATTCATTGTTGTTAATGTTTACAGAGCCTAGAAAGGCTGTATTGGCTGACCAAGTGACGTTTGCTAGGACTTCATTGCCTGGAACGGTCTTCAGATTGCCAAAACCAATAGGCATAGCGTTCTCTAGCCAGCCAAACTCACCGTCAGAGATCACGGTGCGGGAGTTCTTAGTGTTTACTCCCTTGAAGTCCTTGACTACGGCATAAGATTTCTTCTGCTCTACCGCAGCCATGTTAGTACCCCGATATGTAAGGTGTTGGTAGCCTGCGTGTAAAGGTGGTATTCAGTGCTTGTAGAACGTGTTTCTGGTATTCCTGCTTAAAAATCTCTGCCTCTCCGTAGGATTGCTCCTGATATTTGGCAAGGTAAGCAGCGTAAAACGGCACAGCCTCAGTAAAAGGAGCAGGAAGCGTCTCTACAGGGTCAGCATCCGTCAATGGGTCTTTAAGAACCACTGTATCTACTTCAGCTTGATACGCTTGATCTGCTGTCGGAGAAATATAAATCTTCTTAGGCCCGTACATAGAGAAGCCAATTGGCCTGCCTGTGTAGGTTTGCCAGTACCGCAACTGAGCATTGAAGTCAGTCCACGGTAGGTAGTACAAAGGAATGCGCGTGTTTCCCCAATAAAGGATCACATTTAACACATCTAGGGTGTTAGTGCCTTCTGGCAGGGCAGAGAAGTCAATTGTCTCTGTGCCTTGGGCAATGGTGTATGACTGGAGAACCCGATTACACCCAGTATCTTGTACTAAATGGTTCCTGCCGTCATTGATGTAGTCAGTTAGTTCTGCGTTAGTCCAGAAGTTCGCATTGACATCATGCAATAAACGGCGGGTTTCCGTTATATAGCCCGATAGGGTAGTTGCCATGTCTACTCATTGGTTGTCGGTGATGCAACTTTCGCCGCTGCCCTAGTTTTTACCTGGGGCGCGGCTACTCGTTCCACCACCGGGGCTGACAAGTGGACAGCTTGTCCAGACTGGCGTGAAAACGAAAACTTGCCTAGCTTATCCATTGCTGCTGGAAAGTCATTGCTCATCTTCATCCACCCCAGTCGGACTAAGTACGGCTCTTTATTGTCATCACCATAACCGAATATGTGCTTTGCAACAATTTCAGGCACTTGCAACTCTTTACCAGGCATAAATTCATACTTCGTGCCATCAAAAGAGTCTACAAGCGGGTCTATACCATTGTTGGTCACATAGATGTCGGTCATAGCGTGACAATATCTCCAAAGACATAAATATCAGCAGTAGCCGCAGCACCTTGAGCAGTCGTAAGAGACAAGTAAATGCTCTTAACCGTCAAGACATCGCCTCCAGATGTATATGCAGAAGCAATAGTCAGGTCAATAAACTTACCAGAAGCCGTAAGGCCACTGTAAGCCTGCCCTGATGCAACAATAGCTGTTCCACCTTTGCTCACTGCGGGGTAAATGCCTCCAGCAGCCGTAGATAGGCTGATAGAGGCATTTGTAGCCACAATGCGGCGAATAATGTACTTAGCCGGTGCTGAAAAGATGACAATCTGCTGGTCTGCCGTGGAGTTCATGTTGGCACTAGTCAACTGCCCAAGCAGAATCTGTCCGAATCTACTTGGTAGTTGAGTGCCTACGCTATTAGCGTCCATAATTTCTCCTTAAGCGTAGGTTGAGCCAGCAGGTTCGCCACCGTTAATGGTCACTACGTTGACCGTAGCATTGCCAGAACCGGCATACTCAGTCAGACGCACGTTGACACCATCAGAGATTACCAATCCACCAGTGCCGCCTGCATACACGTTCGCAAACGCATTGCCGTTGGAATTGTTGTTTACCTGAATCGCTACGTTAGCGGTAGGGTAAACATAGTATGTTCCAGCGGTAAGGAGAGTGGACGAAGAGTTTGCTACTGCGACAGTGCTTGCTTGGAAGTAAGCGCCGTCAGAGTTGGCATTGGCACCGGCAACGAGGATTTTATTAATCGCTAAAGACATGATTTATCCTCCTTACAGGCTAAGTGAGTTGTAGCCCGTGATCTTCGTCATGGCTTTCGGCTTAGTATTGACGAGTTCAGCAATCATCAACACAGCACCTACATAGCCAACTTGGAAGTTGGGCAGCGTGGACTCAAACCCGGTGAACGCAAACGAAGCCTGCTCATGGATATACATGGACAGATAGTTCGTGTTCAGCAGATAGAGCGTACCTTCTGGGCAGTACGGATCAGGATAGATCGGCACACCAGCAACCATCAGGGCGCGGAAAGCAGCCTGGGGGCCATTGGCATCGCCATCAAATCCAGAACCCGGTGTAATCATGTAGTTCTCTTGGCCTACATAGTCTTGAGCCAAGAGCGTCCATGTACCGAATCCGCAGACACCGAAGGTCGGAACTTCAGCACCGTTCTTCACCGTACCAGAAATGTACTGAAGTACGTTCTGACGGGTGGGGTTTACAGAGCCAGCAGCGTACTGCTTGGACTTCCACCAGGTGTTAGACGAACGGTTGATGTTTCCGTAGGTTGCAGTACCTGTACCATCATCTACGGCAGCAGGCAGTCCAATGAACTGTTGCTGGTTTGAGGTGTTGGTATACAGGGCAGTAGCCATCGAATCCATCATCACGTTGGTCGCATCGTTCATGCGAGCCTCGATCAGGGGAATAATGGCGTAGTCCTGCTGCACTGCACCTTCCATACCAAGGAAGGGAACCGGGGAGATCAGGAGTTTGAGGTTGAACTCAGCCTGATATGCACCTTGTTGCACAGAGGGTTGAGCAAACGAACCCGAGTAGTCAGACCACTGGGCGTTTACGAATTGGGAACCTTGGACGGGAACCGTTACCGAAGACACGCCGCCTGAAGCGGTTTGGCTATTAGCAATCAGTGCCGCCATCAAGGGCGTCGAGTTATAGATTTGTACGACCAACTTCGGAATAAACGCCCTACGAGTTACATAAGTAAGCTCGTCGTACTGGCTAGTACCCGAAGCCGGAAGAATGCCGCCACCTATAGGCATAAGTACCTCCGAAGTGTGTTAATAAGCCCCTGTTGCACTACAGTCCAATCGGCCTTGGGTTCTTGCGAAGTTCAGCCAAAGCCGCCGCAGCGTTTTCACGCGCTGCACCTACTGGATTCTTCATATAGCCCTGAATATCCATCCGTGACATCACGGGTTGGGGGAATCCAGAGCTAGTTGGAGCCGCCGTTTCCTTCATCCACTTCCAATATTCGGCAGCGGTGTCGTGGTTGGCAATGCCTTTTTCAGTCATGATCTTCTCAATCTCTTTAATGTCATCGTCTGTTTGGGCTTTGCCTGCCTCTCGCAAGGCATTACGGCGCTTGGAAAGCTCATCTTTGACTTCTTTCTGTCGCAGTTTGGCTTCCAACTCCATTACGCG